CATAGATTTGGTGGTCTGATCAGCTATTGGTAGATTTTCGGCTAAGATGTTATTGTCAGCCAGCAATTTAACAGTTGTGATTTCTGGCGTTTTTTCTTTTTCATTAAGAAATTTATCTGCTATAGTCTTTGCAAGAGTAGCGTTGTGATATGAACTATCATCGACATAAATTAGACTAAGATCATCCTTTTTAATATTTCTAATAATGCTTTGGCTAGCTATTTCTGAAATCGATTTTATTAGATCTCTAAACTTATCTGCTACAGCGTGACGCGCTGACTCTACTTCGCTTGGCGATGCGGCCATACCGGCAGCTTTAAACATTGATCCAGCCACAATCGGTATAGTATGGCACACGTCCCTTTCATATGCTGAAGGATTTTTAAAATCAGCTTGTTGGTATAATACCTTAGATTGCATATATAATCTGTCGAGTATTTGGGGAGAATATTCAATATCGTTGTCGCTTAATAAACTCACATAAAATTCTAGCTTTAATGGCAACACACATATCAATTCTAGATCACCTTCGAATTTTCCTATTTTGGATTTTATATTCTCAGCTGTTTTGCTTAGCATAACATATGAGTCTTGTGTCTCAGTGCCACCAGCTAGGCCGATCCTAGAGACGATTCTTCTGGGCATGGGCAAGGTTGCCATAATTTTAAATAATTTAGCCAATATTGGTCCATTGTCGTTTGACCGCATTTCCAAGACAATTTCTTTAAACTTGGGGCTTGCAGATACTAGTGCCTCGATTAGAAGGCAATATGGACTCTTGCTAATCCCCTTTGGTGGGTTGTAGAGTCTTTGTCTGATTAATTCTATATTCTCAGGTGTCATTCCGCCGCTGACAGTTCTTGAGCTTAGAAGAGTAACGCTGTTCACAGGATCGGAATATAGATAATTAACAAGCGTAGCGTCAGTAAGAGCCGACTTATCGCCAGTCTTACTTTCATACGCCAATAAAGCATTGTTGCTGCGGATAAGATGCACATATTTTAATCTAATGCTCGCCGGTATGTTACGCGGGATGGGGCAAGAATTATTTTTATCATCTTTAAATTCGACTTTACTAAGTAAATGGCCATTGTTACTTAATGTGTCATTGTTAGGTAATGTCCCAGCATGGATTGGGATTGCTCTTTTTATAACGCCATTTTCGATCGCTTGATGATATATGATTAATAAACTGCACCATTTTAAATAATTAAGTGCTACATTATAATTTCTGAAACACCATACCGCGTCTGAGCCCTGCATTACACCTTCTTTGCCTCCGCGTTCGCCACCAGACCGAGTTAAACCGACCGCTGCTTCTTTTGCTGCACTAGCCAGTTGGTCACAGGCTGAGTTGTCTTTGCCGCTAGTAGAAGGGATAGCATATAGCCACCAGATCTCGCCAGTATTCTTTCCACCTTCGTCCTTGACTTCTTCCTTAGCCATGATCAATAAGCCAGACGGTAATTGCTCGACATCATCAGTAGCCACATCAGAAACGACTTCTTCCTTAGCGATATGCGCTCTAACAACTTCTTGTAATGAAGCGAAGCCATTAAATGTTGTACTTCCAGCCAAACACCCTTTAGTGTATTCCCTTATATTGTTTATGCCAGGTATACCAGTCTCTCTGGCCATTTTGGCTGAGCCACCAGCAAAATTCATGAAAGTTTCGATGACTATATCATTATCATTGGGGAGTTCTATTACAGGTTCATGCCCAGACATAAATGGTTCGACACTTAATTCGCCTTTTGCAAATGTGGCTGATAGGAGATCAAAATACTCATGCATTACGGACCGATTTGCTACTTTGTCTTTCCAATTCTTGATATATTTCGATCTAATATGAGTGCCATAGTTAGTTAAAGTCTGGACGATGTTCATAAGTATTATACTTTGACTTTCTAATACTCTTAATCTTTCTTTGCTGTCTGGATCAGTCATCCTATCTGGATAAATGTTCTGACTATCGGCGATAAAATCAGTCATCAAATCGCCAGTATTGTGCTCGGATTTAAAACCCAGTTTTGTGAGATGTTTTATAATCTGTGTATGCACTAATTCTTCATAATTAGTGTTTTCTAAAAGCAGAGATATCGATTTTAACGTCATGTTGGTACCAATACATTATTCTTTATTTATCTTTTATTCGTATTGTAAAAAAATGGATTATTCTGTATTTAAAGAACTCATCGCAAGGTTCGTCCGAAAGGTTCCTGACGATAAGCGATATATATTGCGATTGCGTCGAGAGTTCGAGTTAGTCTCTAAATTCAGCTTTGCCAATGTTTTTATTATGGTCAGGGACATACTAGATCTCGCTGGGTCTGATCTTCACATAATACGTGGCAGTGCCTCTTGCTCTTTGATCTGCTACTTTCTTGGCATTAGCCATATAGATCCTATTGCTAATAATATAAGACTAGCAAGATTTATGAATGATTTTAGAAAAGACTTACCAGATATTGATATAGATATATCTCATAAGGTAAGAGACAAATTATTTGCGGCCATTTATGCCAAATGGCCGAACAAAGTGGCTAGAATAAGCAATAAGGTTAAATATCGTTATAAATCTGCTATCCATGCGGCTATGAGGCAATGTGGCTATAAAGGCAGGATACCTAGAAATGTAATATTAAAGAAATTAATGCCGAATAGGGCTGACGATGTCATTAACAAGGCGGCTAAATTAATTGGCAAGAGAAGGCTCTATTCGCTTCATTGTGGTGGGATCATTTTCTTTAAAGACGATGTTCCATCTAAATTGAAAATCGGCCGCAATCAGATCAGGTACGATAAAAATGATGTAGAAGAAAAAGGTCTGCTTAAAATCGACATCCTTAGCAATCGAGCGCTTTCGCAGCTAAGAGATCTTAGCGATAGGCCTCTTTCAGACTATCCTGAGAAAGACCAGCAGATAACGAAGCTTTTCGCTACAGGCGATGTGGTAGGGTTAACGTTTGCTGAAAGCCCGACGTTTATCAAGGCATCAAAGGCTGTAAGGCCGACAAACGTCGAGGAGCTATCTATCGCTCTAGCACTCATCAGACCAGCAGCTGCAAGCAGAGGCAAGAAGTCTTCTTTCCTAGATAACTGGCTACATAATCGAACTATTAATCAGATCGTGTTTGAAGATGATGCTATTAATAAGATAATATCATTCTTGAACTGCTCCGAAGATGAGGCTGACTATTATAGAGATGGCTTCGCTAAGGGCAAGCGGCATGTTATAGGGGCATTCCTAGCAAAAGCCCATGGTATGGAAGGCCTAATGGCACTAGTGTCGGATCTTAGCCAGTTAAAATTATATTCTTTCTGTAAAGGGCATGCTATAAATTATGCCCAATTAGTCTGGGCACTAGCATACCATAAGACTAGAGAGCCAGCTGCTTTTTGGGAGAGCGCGATTAATAATTGTCAGTCCATGTATCGCACCTGGGTGCATGTAGAGGAGGCTAAACGCGCAGGTTGTTGTATAGTGGCAGGATCTTCGGGAAGGCCGGTGGTTTTGAAGCCGAATGGTTTAAAACAAGGGTATCTATTCCAACCAGACCCGCTTATCGAATTTCAGCATCGAGGGTTCTGGGAGAGAAAAGGCTTCTTTCCTGATTCCTTTTTAGATAGAGGTGCGACGACTGTTGCGCTTAAGGGCCTTATCGGGTCGCAAAGAAAGCATAAAGGAAATACCTTCCTGAGTGTCGGGATCGGTAGTGGTAAGTACTGTGATGTGATAATACCAACGAGATTAGATATGCGTTGTCAAGACATGCTAATCGGCGAGGGTACCTCAATGTTCAGATATGACCATGAAGTGATCACTGTAAAGAAATATAAATTGGTTAAGTTCATCAATGGGAGTGCTATAGTAACTGACTGGATGACAAATAACCAATGATAGATTATCTTAACAACTGGCGCAAATGGCAATATGGAATAATTCAGATGACCTCAAGGAACTTAGATCAGAATTTGAGCACCTTAAGGAAATTGGGACCGAAGAAAGAATCGTCAGAGACGATAATGGGTTATACTATAAACGTTTCTTTAAAATAATAGAATATAAAATAACCGAGGCGACACCAGATTTAGGCGATCACGACCGATTCGTACTGGCGTCATGGCGTGCTGACATCATCTATACAAAGGATGTTAGGACTGAAGCAGCAGCAGAAAAAGCGATCTTTAAAGAACCAGATAGCTGCTATGTTGATTGGGAAGCAGTATTTAAACAAACACCAGAAGGCTATGTAGTCACAAATGTCTTCTATCAGATATTATCAGTCGATAGTCAAGGCGATGCAAGGTCTACAACTGATAAACGGCATTATGTATTTGATTGGGCGAGTGCTTTTAACTGGTACGACTAAATCATCACTTCGCCTGGCACTCTCATGCCAGCATCGCTATGCGGTAGTCTTAATAAATCCGCTTTAACATACATGATATTATGTTGCTCGCAATAATTGTTAGGGAAGAAGTTCTTAATCCTGTTAGCTTGGAATCTTACTGGCGTTCCGATATATTTCGCAGTTTCGGCTTTTGTATAATACCAAAAAGAATTCGAATTCCAAAAAGAGATGTGCGTAGGATCTTGAAAAGCTCCCCTTCCATCTGTAGAAGGAGTTAAAGTAAGAAACCAGCCCATTGGCCTGATTACCCTATATGCTTCCTTCATAACATGTATGGGGTCTTTTAGATGTTCTAGCGCATCGTGCGCTCTAACTATGCCAACCGAGCCGTCTTCAAAAGGCCATCTAGTATTTAAGTCGTGCTTAACCATAGCGTTTTCAAGATCTACAGATATATAACCTTTTGGACTATTATGGCCACCACATAGGTCGACCTTAAGCAGGCCAAGGATGTCACACCATTTTTCAGCCAGCTGATAAATATATTTGTCATGGATATTTAATGTTTCAGTCTGGATAAACTTGTTTTTATCCCCATAACATGTGTTGCCTTCATGCCTGTAATAAATATAGAGACATTTGTCTATCCATTTAACATTCCCTTGGATATATGTTCTCGCTAAGATGTCTTGATCATCGAGAATCTCTAGCGCTTCATTGTGGCCACCGATCTTATCATAAAACGATTTACGCCATGCTCTAACGTGGTTGGGTGCGAACCAGATCTTCGAGAATGCGGCCGCAGTTGGCGCAAATGAGATCTGCTCCATTATCGTTCTGCCCTTATATTCAAATGGCCTAGCTTCCCAGCCGTATTTAGACGAATATGTAAACGGTTCTAATTTAGGATCTAAGTCTGCATCATTAGAATAGCAGAAATCGATTTTCTCGTTTTCATTGAAAGCGTTGTATAATTCTTGAAGACAGTCAGGTGTGAGTTCATCATCGTGATCTAATTCTACTAAGACTTGCCCAGTGGCTGCAGTGCAGCATTCCTTCTTATATCTGCCGATATTTTTTGCCAGTGGGTCATTTGTGTGAATCAGTCTGCAATTAGGTAGCTTTTCTAAATCTGGTAATTCGACACCAGCATTTGGCAAAATGAGCCATTCAAAATCTTTAAATGTTTGCTTACTTAAAGATTCTGCTGCTCTTAGAAGATATTTTGCATTGTGTGTGGGTGTAAAGACTGAGAAAAATGGCATGTTATTTTTTCACATTAAAGAAGAATAGTTGGACAAGCCTTTCCATGGCACCGTACTGGCTTGCGGAATGAATCATCTTTGCGTCCCAGATGACTAGTCTATTATATACTGAACCAACTCTATCCACTAGTTCCCATGCGTCGGCATTTAAAATCGTGTTGTCGTTATAGACATCGCTTGCAGGTATGTTTTTATTTTCTAATGGATGATTAGGTGGTCTTCTGCAGCCAGTTTTTTTATTTTTCCAAAATGACGTGCCCATTGATACTGGTAGATCGGGTGTTAAATATATTGCCGCAGCATAATCTTGACCGTCGCTATGATATACTAGTGGATCTGCATCCTTTGTCTTTTGAAAAATGCCATTTGCGTTCTGTTGCATCCAGTCAGTTATTTCTACGTGAAGAAGCCGCATGAATTCTTCCCTAACATATGGCAGAAGGCATGGTTTATCAGATCTTAGACCCTTATAAAATTTTATATCTTCTGAATATGGCAAAGAGAGCGCAAAATCGCGGATTTTGTCTGGGTCTTTATAAAACCCATCGACTATCAACATGTGCGGTGAGCGCTTGTTATACACTAATGTGTTAGACATCATATAATCCATAGCTATAAATATTATATACAGTTTTAGGCAGACTTATAATCAGTATTGTCGTATCATATAATGACCAATGCCGCCATAATAATCAAAAGATCTTTGTGATATAAATCCGAATTTATGCCAGAATCGTTCTGATTTCATTACTGATACCAATGCCTTCGGCGATAATTCATTGTCAATAGTCTTTCCGACCAAGGCTTTAGCGATTCCTTCTCCGCGATGATCTTTTGATACACATAAGTCATGGATGTACAAGCAATTTGGCTCGAGTGTTTCTGCGTAGTGTTCGTTTATAGGGTATACTTCATTTAAGACATATGGGAATGAGATGATATAGCCGACCACTTGTTTATCTTTTCTGGCTAAATAGCATCCTCTGGGATACCCTATGATCTTAGACTTGAATGATTCTTGACCTTCATAATAATTTGATGGGTAAATGGCTGTTCCTAAATCTTCTACTGATTGAATGTATTCAGCAGTTATTACTTCAATTATCATTTTTTACCTCTATATAACCAGATATAGATCGAGATCATTGTCATCACTATAAAGTTTATAATAAAACCCAACAGCCGCATAGCTTTTTCTTTGATGCCTTTTCCTTCTAATATAAATTTTAAACTATCGGTAAGCATCTCAATGAATAACTTCATAGTCCGATTACCTCTTAAATAGCGACTTAAGGCTGCTTAATACATTAAATCGGCGGCGGTACGTGTAACTCTTCGACTGTGGTGGCATCATAAACTATTTTGCGTCTAGCCGCAAATTCGCTAGCCATAGTAGAGCGGGCCTGGCCATATTGCAGCAGTAGTATAGTCATTTCTTCTATAGTAGAAAATGTGACTGGTGTGTTTGCCATGCTAATTAAACTTGGTATTGGTAGCCCTAATACAGCTGCTTCTTTTGCCAAAGAGAATACACCTACCAAGAGGGCAACATCAGAAGGCGTAATGCCTAGATGATAACCTTGGCCAGAGTCCCAGCCAGTCTTTTCTAATACGGCCCAATCGCTATCTATATTTTGCAATACCCAAGCTTTTGCTTGAGAGAGAGCATCTGGTGGAGCTGAGGGGATATAATTCCAAACTTGATCTGCAAGATTAGATAAAAATCGGCCAGTATCAGAATCTGGTAAGACTGGCATGGTAATATTTCTTGTAACACCATCTGTATTTGTCTTGATTAGACTGATATTATAGATATCCTCTGTTGCTACTCCTGAGGCATCTATTCTGTTGGTTAAAATAATACTTAAACTTAACATATTTTCTCCTATGTTTTTATAATAAAATTAACAACTAGTGTTGGCGGAATAATACCGAAAGGAGTGCCGCTTCCGGTATAAGAATTAGTAAATGAGTGGTTATGGTTAGCATTCTGTGTGCCAGTAGTGGTGGTGTGGGTATGTCCAGCAGTAGCACCTTGCACGTTTGGATATCCATTAGCACTTCTATTATTTCCATCCCTCAAACCATAACTACCAAACGAACCAACATTTCTACCCCAACCATGTGAATGATCCGCAGACACAGTGCCACTGGTCGCTGTGTGTACATGGTTTGTGGTATTAATAGCACTAACGGAGTTATTAGTATGAGTATGTGAAGCCATATTAGCTTCAGCTAATGTAACTGTTTCTGCTCCTAAAGTCGTACCTAAAGTCCTAGCGGTAAGAGATGTGCCTGTTCCGGCTCCAATAGGTAACCTGCCCCTCATATCAGGTAGCGTAAAAGTGGTGTTTGAATTACCAGAACCAAAAGTAGTTCCAATGACCTTAAACAGATCTCTAAATGCCATTCTGCTTATGGTGCTACCGTCACAGATTAGCCAACCGCTTGGGACTGAAGAGCCAGAAAAAGCCCTTATTACTCCTGCTGGGGTGATTGATGCTGTTAAGCCTTGAAATGCACTTCCTTTAGGGGAGTTAGTCGGTACCATGCTATAATTGAATGATCCAGCCAATTGATCACCTATATTTTTATAATAAAATTAATGACTATTGATGGTGGCATAATCCCGAACGCGGTTGCAGCTCCGGCAGGCGTATTAGAGTTTGTAAATGTATGAGTATGGTTAGCACTTTCATTTCCTGTGGTGGTCGAATGCGTATGATTCTGTTGAATGCCGCTGGTATTGGGTTGACCAGAACTACTAGCTGTACCAGAGTCCATTAAACCATACGAACCCGATGTGCCAGCAGTATGACTAAAATAGTGTTGATGGTTTGCTGATGCTCCAGTTACGGTGTTGCTTGTATGTGCATGGGTGGGGCTGTCTGCTCCTATAGTGGCCGTGTGGGTATGAGAAGGCAGATTAGTTATAGCTAATGTAACGGTTTCTGCTCCTGCAGTTGCCGCTAACGCCCTTGTGGTAAGAGTAGGGCCAGAGCCGACGCCCAATGGACATCTACCTCTCATGTCAGGCAATGTGAACGTAGTATTTGAGTTTCCCACCCCAAAAGTTATGCCTATTACTTTAAATAAGTTTTGATATACACTTCTACTCACAGTGCTTCCATCACATATCAGCCAACCATCGGGAGCAGCAGAACCAGCAAACATCTCTATTACTCCAGCCGGTATGATCGTAGTGCTGGCAGGTGCAAACGCTCCGCCTTTTGGGGCATTAGCCGGTATCGTGTTATATGCAAATGCTCCAGCCAATTGTTCACCTATATTTTTATAATAAAATTAACAGCTATTGCCGGCAATATAATTCCGAATGCAGTACCGCTGCCTGTGGGATCATTTATAATATTATGCGAATGGGTTTGGCTCGCATTGCCAAAGGTTGTTCCGTGAATGTGGTCAGCAGATTGACCGCCAGTTAGTGGCGTTCCAGAACTAGAGGCCGTAAGTGAATCGATGATACCAGTAGTTGAGCCAGTAGTACCTATAGGCAAGTTATAATTATGAGTATGAGTTACGCTTTGGTCAGAACTTGTGCCGGTATGCGTATGTGTGGCACTTTCTGTGCTAACTGAAGTAGCATGAGTATGAGAAGGCAAATTCGTAGTGGCTAGTGTGACTGTTTCTGCCCCTAAAGCTGATCCTAGAGTCCGAGCTGTTAATGAAGTACCAGTCCCAGCTCCCATAGGCAATCTACCCCTCATATCAGGTAGTGTGAATGTACTATTTGAATTTCCAGCCCCATATGTGGTTCCAATGACCTTAAATAAATCGCTATAGACGCTTCTACTCACAGCGCTTCCGTCGCAAATAAGCCAACCATAAGGAGCAGTAGATCCGGCGAACATTTGTATACTACCAGATGATATAATAGTCTCTTGGACCGCTTGAAACGCAGACCCTTTTGGCGATTTGCTTGGCAACATGCCATAGCTAAGCGCTCCAGGCATTTAGTACGCCCCTCCCATTACGCATACTTGTAATGCTGTTGTGCTAGCAGTAGTGGTAACACTTACAGAGGCAAAAAGCTTAAATGTGGATGGTAAAACAAGAGGGTTAGCAAAAGTCAAAGTACTAGTGAATCCGGCGACTGTTGTCGATGGTGTTACAGCGGTCACAAGTATTTCAGTAAACAAGAAAGCTGTGGTGCCATCCCATACCCATATGCCTACGATATTACCAGCGGTAGGTGCAGTAAAAGAAGTAGAACAAGCATTGACTTGAATACTATCAATCCTTAGCCCATTGGTAGAAGTCGGCACAACTTCGATAATGTTTGCTGCTGCAAGGCTAGCTGTTGCTGTTGGGCCTCTAGTTGTACAAGCTGTTTGTGCTGCAAGTGTTTTTGCGACAAAGTATGGTGCTTGAGCAAAGATAGGCGTTGATGTGACTGGCATTATAAACCTCCAAAATTGTTAGCTAGAAAAATATCGCTCCCTGCTGACTTAGAAGTTGGCGTACCCCAAGATAAAACACTACTTCCGTTTGTAGACAGAAACTGCCCATTAGTACCATCAACAGTTGGCAATGTCCATATTACATTACTTGCTACAATATCTCCAGCTTTAAATCCTACATAATTAGTTCCATTTGCTGCTAGTTCATAAAACCTTAATTCGCTTGTATTTCCAGCAGAAGTATTAAAGGGAGTTAAATTTAAAGACCTTGCTAAATAGAGTGAGTAGTTACTGTCTACATAAAGTAGTTTGGTTCCACCAAAGTTTTGTATTCTGAATAAATCTCCTGACTGAGAAGAAGAGCCTTGTATAACTATGCCAACACCAGTATCGGTTCCTGTTAGAACACGAAGAGCATATGAATTAGTTATAGTTGCATTACTACCGGCAGCAGGAGCAGAATCTATTTGAATTGTTGCAGCATTAGTTACTGTGCTTGCACCAACGAAACTATAAGTTGGGGCTTGTATTCTAACTGCCCTTTGAAGAGTTAAAGCACCAGTCGCAAATTGTGCAGTTCTTGCTAGGTTTATATTTAGATCGCTAGATTCAGTAGAAGCAGTCAATGCGGTGTGAGCAGGAGCAGTAACAGTTACTGAAGGACTTTGTGTTCCTGTGCCAGCAGTTCTAGTTACTGAAAGTATCGGAGCAGTTACTGTTGTACCATCGAAAGTAAAACTTGAAGAGCCAGCAGCAGCATTGCTTCCGTCTTTATAAACTACCTGATTTGCAGATCCAGCCACTGGGCCAGTTACACCTTGAAAACCTTGGTTTCCTTGAGACCCTATTGATCCTTGGTTTCCTTGGTTTCCTTGAGACCCTATTGATCCTTGGTAGCCTTGGTAGCCTTGGTAGCCTTGTGAGCCTTGCCCTTGTTCGCCTTGGTAGCCTTGGTAGCCTTGTGAGCCTTGCCCTTGGTTTCCTTGATCTCCTTGTGGTCCTTGCGAGCCTTGGCCTTGTTCTCCTTGGTAGCCTTGGTAGCCTTGGTAGCCTTGCGAGCCTTGGCCTTGTTCGCCTTGGTTTCCTTGGTAGCCTTGGTAGCCTTGTGAGCCTTGTGAGCCTTGCCCTTGTTCGCCTTGGTAGCCTTGGTAGCCTTGTGAGCCTTGCCCTTGTTCGCCTTGGTAGCCTTGGTAGCCTTGTGAGCCTTGGCCTTGTTCGCCTTGATTCCCTTGTTCTCCTTGATATCCTTGTGAACCCTGACCCTGTGTGCCTTGTTCTCCTTGATAGCCTTGTGGTCCTTGCGAGCCTTGGCCTTGTTCTCCTTGATAGCCTTGAGGTCCTTGCGAGCCTTGTGTGCCTTGTGAGCCTTGTTCGCCTTGGTTTCCTTGGTATCCTTGAGGGCCTACTACTGGAACAACACTTACAGTTGTTCTCACAAAAGAATAAAATGCAGTTCCTTCGGTATACCAATTTAATGAATGGGTTGTAGCATCATCGTTATTCGCATAAATCTTAACGATCAAGCGATTGGTAGGATCTATAGTCGTCGTCGTTAACACTAAGTCCATTAAGACTTCTGCTGCATTTACAGCATCAACCCATCCTATCAATGGAGCGTTTGTTGGTATTATTGATCCTATTGCCGTTCCAGCAGAATCTGCCAATTGAATTGTGATATAAGCTTGTATGTGGTCATTGGAAGCGGGTTTAAGAAAATGTTGATGGAATAATTGTGAACCACCGGGTATGACCGAAAAGCCTAATTCTGGCGTTATAAAGCTGGCGATAAGTATATTATCTGTACTTCCAGGCAATGATGTCGTAACCATCTGCTGGGCTGTAGTAATTGGAGTTAAAGATAGCTCTTTATAACCACTTACATCAGATGCGACAGAGTAATTGAAATAAAATGTCTCGCCAGTAGATTCACCCCTAAATCCTTGATTGCCTTGATTGCCTTGGCTGCCTTGTGAGCCAACGGTTCCTTGATTTCCTTGGTTTCCTTGTGAGCCTTGGCTTCCTTGATAGCCCTGCGGTCCTTCTATACCCATCGAACCAGTAATCGACCAATTAGAACTATTACTTTCTACTGTTATACTGTCATATTGCGATAGAGTTACAGTTGATTGCCCATCTATCGTCTGAGATGATGTAGTATCGACAGTAATTGTTCCAGCACCACTGTTTTTAATTATATAGATCTGACCAGTATTACCTACTGCCGTTGGGAGCGTGACAGTAAAGCTATTAGATGTGCAATCTATAAAATAATCATTATCGCCGATCGTATAATTACTAGTTTTGGCGGTATACGGAAATGTCATGCCGCCAAGTGAGATAAGACCGTCACGTACTACAAAGTCTTTATACATTATACTTCTCTGAACCAGAAGATTTCTAATTTATATTTTAATGACGATTCGTTTTTAGCGATTATAAATGCAGATTTCTGATACTTTAAAAAAAGGGTTTTTATGGCCCTTTCAGGTACCAACATTATATTACCGCATTAGTTAAAACCTTTCGGCTCGATACTTTTTAATTTAGGGATCTGATTCCTACAACACCGGTCCATGTACCCGCAGTTATAACAGCTGTGAGCTCTAATTGATTAGAAGTTATAGCTAAAGAGAACGCAATACCAGAAGTATCTCCGCCTAAATCGTCTACGGATGTGTCTGTAAAGTTTACAGTGTTTGCTGAACTGTTTATAACCCCCGTTATAGTCCCAGACCTACTATGGGATGACCCATTCGTAACGTAATAGTCTATGAATACAGCTTTAGCATAAGTGTCGGCGTAGGAAAAGACTACGTAATTAGCGCTCTGTGATGTTATAGTCGCAGTGTTCGCATAGGCTGGGCCTTGATCTCCTTGGTTACCTTGATCTCCTTGTGCTCCAAAGGTGCCTTGTTCGCCTTGTGCTCCAAAGGTTCCCTGTTCGCCTTGTGCTCCAAATGTTCCTTGTTCGCCTTGTGCTCCAAAGGTTCCTTGTTCGCCTTGATTACCTTGTTCGCCTTGTGCTCCAAAGGTTCCTTGTTCTCCTTGTGCTCCAAATGTTCCTTGTTCTCCTTGATTACCTTGTTCTCCTTGTGCTCCAAAGGTTCCCTGTTCGCCTTGTGCTCCAAAGGTTCCCTGTTCGCCTTGATTACCTTGTTCTCCTTGTGCTCCAAAGGTTCCTTGTTCACCTTGATTTCCTTGTTCACCTTGTGCTCCAAAGGTTCCCTGTTCGCCTTGTGCTCCAAAGATGCCCTGTTCGCCTTGGTTTCCTTGTTCTCCTTGTGCTCCGTTATTTCCTTGCTCTCCTTGTGCCCCGAAAGTTCCTTGTTCGCCTTGATTACCTTGTTCTCCTTGTGCTCCGTTATTTCCTTGCTCTCCTTGTGCTCCAAAGATGCCCTGTTCGCCTTGGTTTCCTTGTTCTCCTTGTGCTCCGTTATTTCCTTGCTCTCCTTGTGCCCCGAAAGTTCCTTGTTCGCCTTGATTTCCTTGATCTCCTTGTGCTCCAAAGGTTCCTTGTTCACCTTGTGCTCCAAAGGTTCCTTGTTCACCTTGTGAGCCGTTATTTCCTTGTTCTCCTTGTGCTCCAAAGGTTCCTTGTTCACCTTGTGAGCCGATGTTTCCTTGATAACCTTGTGCGCCGTTACCTCCTTGGTCGCCTTGTGAGCCTTGTTCGCCTACGGGGCCGCCTACGACCCAATTTGTCCCGTTGCTCTGAACCCACACACTGGCATACTGGCTTAGGCTTATTGTAGCTGCGCCGTCAATAGTTTGAGCGCTATGCGGATCAACAGTTATTACACCACTACCAGAGTTTTTGATGATAAAAGTGCGTGCTGTTATTGAAGTAGCATCTGGCAATGAGACTGTAAATGTGCCGGTAGAGCAATCGATAAAATAATCATAATCTGCGTCGACTGTATAAGTTGCAGACACAGACTTGTAAGGTAGACTTACACCGCCCATCACGACTAAACCATTGCGAATTATAAGATTATTAGTGTTAGGCATGGAAGCTCCTAGTGTGTAGGTATATAAAGTATATTTCTACGGATATTTTATTATGATAGTATCTTATTAGATTATTCTAGCACTAATTTTTACTGTCCAATTTCCGGTCGCTATAGTGGCTGTTATTACTACATTTGGTGTGACTATAGCGGCCGTAAAAACAAAAGTTAAAGTCGTACCGTTAAGATCTTGAGTAGTAAGCTCGTTCATTGTAATAGTATTAGCTGTTTTATCCCACACAGCTACCATTGTGCCTGCTCTATAATATGAATTGATGGTTTCGTATATGAAATATTCTATAAAAGCTGCCGTGCCGTCATTCTTATTTAAGCTAAAAGCAGAAAAAGGTGCTGTTTTATTAGTAAAAACAGTCGAACTAAATCCATCTCCTTGGTAGCCTTGGTATCCTTGATCTCCTTGTTCACCTTGATCTCCTTGATATCCTTGAAAACCTTGATAGCCTTGATTTCCTTGTGCGCCTAATGGCCCGCGAATAGGTCCGACATTTTGCCAAAAAACAGGGCTAATTCCCGTATAGATAACACCGTCGCCGGCTGAAGCTGTGCCGACAGAAGGATTAGGACATGGTTGAGTAGCTGTGCCTTGTGTCGTAGATGTAAGGATCCACATATCACCTATAGTAGCGGTGCTGGTTTCGATATTAAATATGTTTTCCCATGAGTCGGAACCCTGTATAGTAACACCAGTTCCAGAAACGCCTTGGTACCCTTGTTCTCCTAAGTCTCCTTGGTGGCCTTGGTGGCCTTGATTTCCCAATTCTCCTTGGTAGCCTATTTCTCCTTGCTCTCCTAATTCTCCTTGATATCCTTGGTTTCCTTGTTCGCCTTGGTAACCTTGGTAGCCTTGGTAGCCTTGGTCTCCTTGTTCTCCTTGGAAGCCTTGATTCCCGAGCTCTCCTTGGTAGCCCTGATTTCCGAGTTCACCTTGGTAGCCTTGATTTCCGAGTTCACCTTGGTCGCCTTGTTCTCCTTGGTAGCCTTGATTTCCGAGTTCACCTTGGTAGCCTTGATTTCCTATTTCACCTTGGTCGCCTTGTTCTCCTTTTTCTCCTTGTTCTCCTAATTCTCCTTGATATCCTTGTTCACCCTGTACGCCTTGTTCACCTTGTTCGCCTTGATTTCCTAGTTCGCCTTGATAGCCTTGTTCGCCTGTTTGCCCTTGATGCCCTTGGTTGCCTTGACTTCCTTGAGGGCCTACTACTGGAACAACACTTACAGTTGTTCTCACAAAAGAATAAAATGCAGTTCCTTCGGTATACCAGTTCAAAGAATGAGCAGTGCTATCATCATTATTAGCATAAATCTTAACGATCATGCGATTGGTAGGATCTATGGTCGTTGTCGTTAATACTAAGTCTATTAAAGTTTCAGCTGGATTAACAGCATCTACCCATCCTATCAATGCAACATTTGTTGATAATATTGGTCCTATAGCCGTTCCAGTAGAATCTGCTAATTGAATCGTAATATATGCTTGTATGTGGTCATTTGAAGCTGGCTTGAGAAAGTGCTGATGGAATAACTGAGACCCGCCTGGTATAACTGCAAAACCTAATTCTGGTGTTATAAAACTAGCTATAAGTATGTCATTAGTACTACCTGCTAATGATGTCGTTACGATTTGCTGTGAAGTCGAAATTGGAGTTATTGATAATTCTTTATAGCCAGCAACATCCGATGAGACCGAATGATTAAAATAATAAGTTTCGCCAGTAGATTCGCCGCTGGTACCTTGGTAGCCTTGTGATCCTTGGCTTCCTAGTTCTCCCTGATAGCCTTGTTCGCCTTGGTAACCTTGTTCGCCTTGGTTTCCTTGCTCGCCTTGGTTTCCTTGGTAACCCTGTTCTCCTTGGTTGCCTTGTTCTCCTTGGCTCCCTTGCTCGCCTTGGTAGCCTTGTGATCCTTGGCTTCCTAGTTCTCCCTGATAGCCTTGTTCGCCTTGGTTTCCTTGGTGGCCCTGTTCTCCTTGGTGGCCCTGTTCTCCTTGGTAGCCCTGTTCTCCTTGGTTGCCTTGCTCGCCTTGGTCTCCTTGGTAGCCTTGCTCGCCTTGGTTGCCTTGTTCGCCTTGTTCACCTTGTTCACCTTGTTCACCTTGCTCGCCTTGGTTTCCTTGTTCGCCTTGGGCTCCTTGTTCGCCTTGGTTGCCTTGATTTCCGAGTTCGCCTTGATAGCCTTGATTTCCTAAATCTCCTTGCTCGCCTTGATATCCTTGTTCTCCTTGGTAGCCTAGGTCGCCTTGTTCACCTTGACTGCCTTGTTCGCCTTGGTAACCTTGCTCACCTTGATACCCTGCCCCTTGTTCGCCTTGTGATCCTTGTTCGCCTTGTGATCCTTGTTCGCCTTGTGATCCTTGTTCGCCTTGTGATCCTTGTTCGCCTTGTGATCCTTGTTCGCCTTGGGCCCCTTGTTCGCCTTGGGCTCCTTGTTCTCCTTGATAACCTGAGCCCTGTTCTCCTTGTGATCCTTGTTCTCCTTGGTAGCCTTGCTCGCCTAATTCTCCTTGGTAACCTTGATTTCCGAGTTCTCCTTGGTAGCCTTGTTTTCCCTGATATCCTTGCTCGCCTTGATAACCTTGCTCGCCTTGATAACCTTGCTCGCCCTGTTCTCCTTGGTAGCCTTGATTGCCAAGTTCGCCTTGGTAGCCTTGTTTACCCTGATAGCCTTGCTCTCCTTGGTATCCTTGCTCGCCGATTGGCCCTTTTAAACTACCACCATTTGTCCAATAAACCGGAGAAATACCGTTGTATACTAGACCATCGCCGATAGCAGCTATGCCTATCAGAGGGTCAGGGCATGGTTCGGTAGCTGTGCCTTGGCTAACATCAGTTACTATCCACAAATCGCCGGTTGTCGAAGCGCCGGTTTTATTATTAAATATGTCCTCCCAAGTAGCAAAGCCTTTTATAGCTAGGCCGCTACCAATTTGACCTTGATATCCTTGGTTTCCTTGTCTGCCTTGGTTTCCTTGTACTCCTTGGTAGCCTTGTTCTCCTTGAAAACCCTGTCTTCCTTGATAGCCTTGGTGTCCTTGTCTTCCTTGATAGCCTTGGTCGCCTTGTGTGCCGACCCCGCCAACGACGCGCAAAGGAGAGGCGGCGGTGCCGTCTCCTGCTAATGTGGCTGGATCTCGCGTAACCACATCTAGCAACACTTTTGATGAAGTGCTGGCTATAGTGATTCTGCCTTTCGAGTCGACCGATAAAATCGGAATCTGACGATCAGCACCGTATTTGCCAGCAGTTACGCCGGTTTGGGTGAGATCGATCGATATAGTGCCACTTGAAGTGATTGGTGAACCAGATACTGCTAGATCTTGTGGTGATTTGATATCGACTTGTGTGACAGACCCGCTAGCTATTGAATTAGTCGAGCTTGCGCTTGTAATTCTACCGTATTTATCAATAGTGATTATCGGTACTTTAGAAGAATCCCCGTATGTCCCTGGATCGACACCTGTGATGCTTAGATCAAGCGGACTAATAGCTGTTCCATTGCCGTCAAGATTCGTGGAATGATATACTAATTGCCCTTCACCGAAATATGGCTGATCATTATATTTTGTAGTGCCGTCACCGATTTTTAATCTTTTAGTATCTGTTTCATATGCAAACTCGCCCAGAGCGAGTATAGGGTTTATTAACGCCCATTCCCCCAATCTGCCTTTTCTACATTGTACTCTATTTGCCATTATATCCCTATTGCATTATTTATTAAGTATATTTATCGAAAAGACCAATAAGATTTTCAAATGTATTTATCCTCAATTCGCATTATGGTCTTGATGTAAAGCCAGATATTACTATCTGGGACCAGCCGCCAGTAAGTGTGTCATCCCTAAAGACTAAATTGGAATGAAAGACACCATTACGAGTTAGAGTGCCAGTTAACGGCTTACACTTTGTTCCGCTAGAACCAGGGCGTGTGTGTGGCGTCAAGACTGAATCCCAATTTATAGTAACAACGAATGCTGAACCATTCATCCCATTTGATGTCGGAAGAGTTAAGTTCACAGTTGATTGGCCGCCGCACCCAGCGTTTGCGGTATAGCCCAGAGTAATGCTTCCGCTAACCCCACCATCCGCCGCAGAGAATATTACCGACACGTCATAGCTATTGCCTGCATTAGCTTCAAAAGCAATAGCCACATAAGTTGGTGTTGGGGTCGCAGTTGGTGTTGGAGTTGGTGTTGGTGTTGGTGTCGGTGTTGGAGTTGGTGTTGGTGTTGGTGTTGGTGTTGGTGTTGGTGTTGGTGTTGGCGTCGGTGTTGGCGTCGGTGCTGGTGTTGGAGTAGGTGTTGGTCCTGACTGACATGTTCTACGATATTGACAGATTTTATTCTGAGTACCTTTTAAAAAATAAACATCTTTTCCATCATGGGTTACCAACGGACTACCGATAAAATC